GACTGGCGCTGGGGTGGACATCGGCTCGATCAACGGGCCGGCGCCGCCACCCAGCGGCGGAGCGAACCCGATGTCGTCAGACAGGAAGTACCAGGAGACGTCCTCGCCCTCCGGTGCGAGCGCAGAGAACGTGACCGGCAGCACCGCCGCACCGGTGCGAATCAGGTTCGTCTCGACCGCCTCGGTGACGTTCGCGCGCATGATCACCCACCGGTAGTTCTTCTCGCCGTCCTTCGCGGTGATCACGACCGCGTGCTCGGCGAGCGCCTCTGTATCCGCCGGCGGGTCATACCGGTAGGACACGTTCGGGCTGGTGCCCGTCGCAGTCCACTTCCCGCCACCGAACGCGACCACGAACGAGTCGTCGTTCCACTGCTGGAAACTTGTGGCCACGGTCAGCTCGCGGGTGGTCACCAACCTGCGGACTGGGGTCGCGGACTGCCACGCGCCGATGTCCTCGACGGTCGGGGTGGCGCTGAATGTCACCCCGTCTTCGGTGACATATCCGAGGTCGACGAACCCGGACGGGAGCGCGGCGGTGGCGTTTGTGGGCATGGTCGCGTCGGTCGGTCCTACGGCGATTTCGCCGTAGGCGGCGACGGTGATCTGTTCGGCGTTCATGGTCACTGTGGTGTGTCTCCTTTCCCCCTCAGGGGTGTCTGCCTAGGGCCAGGGGAGCCAGTCGCCGCCGCCGGCGACCGGCGCGAACGTGCCCGCGGACACGTCGTTCCCGGTTGTGAGCTGAATTGAGTCGAGCGCGGCGCCGTGCCCGGCGGCGATCCGGATCAGCCGGCGTTCCTCGTCGGTGATCGTGACCCCGCCCTGCGTCGCGGCGTAGGTGACGTTGTAGGAGCCGGTCGTTTCCTGGCGAATCCCCTCGGGGTTGTGCCAGGCGCGAACGGCCATGTTCAAACAGACGGTTTGGACGACGTCCGGGATCGGGTCGATAAACGGCCGGCCGGCGACGGTCCGGATGATCGTGGACGCGTCGTGTAGAAGCGCCTCCCCGCGCGCCTGGCCGGTCTCGCTGAGCGGGTCACCGCCGAGCCGCCGTTCGAGGTCCTCGACGGTCGCGTAGGACGCGGGCGGGGTGAGGTCGGCGACAACGTCCGCGTAGGTGAGCGGTTCCTCAGCCATCGGCTTCCTCGAGCCGTTCGATCAGGTCGGCTTTGACACCGCCGGTCGGGAGACCAAGGCCGGCGAGCTCGTCGCGTAACTCGGCGACGGTCATCGCGCTGAGCGGCGCGATGACCGGCTCCTCGAATTCCTCGCACGCGCATTCCGCGCAGTCGGGGTCGTGCGCGGAGCGGGGATGCCCGCACTCGGCCGGGTCCGTCCGGGCGCATAGCGTGTTCGGGTCGGGGCCGGGGGCGGGACCAGCGCCGTTGGCCCACGGCCCCAGGTTCGACCAGCGGCCATTCGGCTCCGGGACGTCGTCCCACATGCCCGGCACGCCCGACGGTGGCGCCCCGAGTCCGCTGGGGCTGGTCGCCATCAGGCGCCGATCCCTTCCAGCTTGACGACGCGGACGTTCTCGCCCTCGTGGTCCTCGCCGAGCTGGTGGCCGTCATCGACCGACGAGCACCCAATCAGCGATGACAACACGGAGCGGTCCCGCAGGAACATGGCATCGTAATCACGGATCCAGCGGGTCGCGAACCCGTTGTAGGTCGTCGCACCGCCGGACGTAACGCCGTCCGGGACGACCGGCGCGAGATTCGCCAAGCCGAACGCGGAGACGTGGATCGCATAAGCGGCCTCAGGGTCAATGAACTGCGAGACGTACGTGTCCATCCCGGCGATCCGGCCGATCTGCGCCTCCCGCAGCGCCGACGTCGACCCGGACGTATCCGCGCGGACCAGCAGCGGCGAGGACAGGAACGCGATCTCGGTGTCGGACCCCAGCAACAGCGCGCGACCGGCCAACGGAATCGAGTTCTTGTTCAGCTGCGAACGTGCCTTCGCGGCCGCGAGGTACGGGTCGGATTCGTTGATCGTGAACGCAATGTCCGCGCTCTCGATCGCGTCCGCGACGAGCTGCTCCATCCCGCGAACCATCGCCCGGGACTGCGGGCCAGTGACCTGCTCCCCAAAGCTGCGAATGTCCAGCGTCAGATTCTCGTCGGTCAACGCAACGCCGCTGTACAACATCCGGTCGAGCGTGACCTTGATCGCCGTCTCCGCGATCTCGTCGATCTCGATCGGGTCCGACCGGTCGTTACGCAACTCGTACTCGCGGGCCTCGAGGTAGGCCGGGACGCGCATCGTGATCGTGTCGCCCTTCGCGCCGGCGAAGTCGGTGCCGGACAGGCGGGTGACGAGCTGCGCGAGCATCGTCTCGCGCTCCAGAAGACCGACGGCCTGCGCCGCGATCACCTCGGCGCTCAGAAATTCGTTTGCCACAGCGACTCCCTATGTCACAGGCCGCAGAGGGTTGCGGCCGTTGCGGGGGAGGCTGCTTAGCGGGGGATCAGTGCCGCGAGCTTCGCCGGATCGGTTTCGTCCGGTTGAGCGTCGGGCACTGCTCCGGGTCGCAGCCTCGGGGTTGGGGTGCCCTGTCGGCTGCCGTTCCCATGTCGGGACGGATCATCGTTGTCCGGCGGGTCTGGCGGTTTGAATGCGGCCATCAACTCGTCGGCGTCGGTCTCGAGCTCCTCCTCGGTTGTCCCTTGGAGACGCCGGACCTGTGCGTCACTGAGACTCTTGCGACGTCCAACCGCTTCACGCATCCGGTCGGTCCGTTCCTGCGCAAGGTCCTTCTCCAGCTCGGCGACCCTGTCGATCGCTTTCTGCAGTTCGGTCTTGTCTCTGTCCTTGAGCTTTGCCAGCTCGTCGACGGCGGCCTGTCCTTCCTTGGAGCGCGCTTCGTGTTTGCGTGCCAGCGCTTTCCATTTCTCAACCTCGGCCGCGAGATCAGGACCGTCACCTTCGGGCTTGTCGCCCTCGGGCGGGTCTTGAGGTTCGTCCGGTTTGGGATCCGGGTCGCCTGCCATCACGCGCGATGATAACGCCCCCGCAAAACAGCGCTATTCCACAGCGCCCGGTGCGTGCAGGTGCGGGCGTTCAAGCTCGCGGCGGAACGCGAGCATCTTCGCGTGATTGTTCTCCCCCTCGGTGCGGTCCCATATGTCCCGGAACTCGTCGGCGCGATCCTGCCCAGGCCATCCGTCGTCACGGTCATAGACAGCGACGGGCTGGCACTGGCAATGATCGTGGTAGCGGCGTCCGTCTGCAATCCGTGTCGCGGCCCGTTCGGTCTTGTAGACGGGGCCGCGGGACGCAAGCATCGCGCAGAACGCGCACGGGTTCGCGCCGGTCAACCTGGCGTACCCGACCGCCTGACGGTCGGCGGCAACAGACCCGGTGATCGTGTCGCGGCCACCGTCAAGCGCGTTGCGGGTGACACGCCCGATGGTGGTCACAAGCGTTCGCTCGGCGACGTGCGGCAACCCGCGGGCCGTCAGTGTCCCCGCCCACCTTGGCGCGACCTCGAGCCAGCCGGCAAGCTCGTCCGCCGTTTTCGGTGCGGCGAGCACCGGCCTGGGAGTGCCAGGCACACCGCGAGCCTGACGGTCCGTGGCATAGTAGGCACCGGCGAGACCGGCAGACCGGCCGTGTGCGGACTGGATGATCGCGATCAACGGCAACTCCAGCCGTGCCCATGATCCGGCGATGTCCTCCGCGTCGAACCCGGGCCACAGATCCACGACCCGGCGGGCGGCAGCAGCGCGAACCTGCAGCTGGCCGGCGCGGTGCGCAGCGGCGAGGTCCCCGGCCGTCCGGGTGACGCTCATGCGACAGGTTGCAGCGGCGGCCTGGGCGTCGGCCCAGACTCGGATTCGGCGACCATCTGCCGGTCAAGCAGCTCCGAGAGCATCGTCAGGCTGTCGCCCTGCGCCACCGTCTGCTTCATCCGCTCGACGTCCTGCTGCGTGAACCCCGGGATCCGCTCCCACAGAAACTCGGGTGGGACCCCGAGCATCTGCGCCATCTTCCCGAGCGCGTCGACGATCTGCGCAAGCGACCTCGCTTCGGTATCTCGCCAGCGAACCTCGGCGGTCCCGTCGGGTTCCGCAAGGCTGCCGACACGAGCGGTCAACCAGAACGTCTGCTCATGCGACTCGCCCGCGAGTGTTTGCCGCTCCTGTGTCTTGCGGCGCTCCCCGACGCTGGCAGCAGCGAGCGCTTCCGCCGACAGGTTCGCGATCGAACCCAACAGCTCGTGCGGTGGCGCCTGGGCCGTCACCCCAACCGCAGTCACCGTCGCCTGCCGCGAGTCAAGATACCCGGACAGGTCGACCTGGCCGAACTCCCCGACCTTCGTGTCCGGGTCCTCGAACGTCCACAGCGACGACGCGTTCGCCCTGGCCTTCTCCTCCTCGCTGTCGGCCGTCCAACCCATCACATACCGCTGCCTGAACGACTGGAACCGCTGCGCGACCAGAAGGTCGAAGGTAGTCACGTCGACTTGGTCTTGCAGGCTCATGAGCGGCTCGATTTCGCCGCCGGTGATCCCGCGGGTCGGCAGCCACCTCGACGCCATCGTGGACTTCAGCGGCGGCTCGTTCAGCGCATCCTGGTTGCGGTAGCGGACGATCGGACAAACCCCCAGCTCGTGCGTCTCGACGGCCGTCAACGCAAGCTTCCCGTCGCGGTCAGCAAGCGTATAGACCGCGTCAGTGTCGTACAGCCGCCACACGGTCGGCGACCAGGGGGACTGCACCTCCTCGAGCGCGTAATACGGCCAGTCGCCAGAGTTCTCGTCGTACATCGCCACCAACGACCGGGGGGACACGCCACGGATGACCGGGTGCGGGTCGCCCGGCAGGACGATCACGTAGCTGGTGCCGTACGCGAGCATCGCCCGGTGAATCCCGGTCTGATGCGCATCCATCCGGTTTGCCTGCCACGCCGCCCACGCCGGCGCGTCATCACCAGAGTCGGTGCGATACCCGTCCACGTACAGGCTCTGGGCCTGCAGCGAGACGACCAGCGCAAGCATGTTGATCCGCGACATCTGCGCCAGACGCTGCACATCCCGCGGAACCCCCCGCGGAACGACCGGCAACGGTTGCCGGCCGGTCCAGTACGCATATACCGGGTCGAGCGATTCAAGCTCAACAGCGTGGTAGCCCTTGAGCTGTGCAGCGATCCCCTGCGCTTCATCGGCGGAGAGCATCCCGCAAAGTGTCGCAGAAGCAGGGGATTTACACGAACACCGCGCGCTGCTTACGTTTCACCGGCTGGCGCAACCACCGGTCAAGCGCCATCACCGCCGCGACGATCCCGTCAACCTTCTCCGTCGATCGCTGCTTGTCGACCTTCACGTTCCCAGCCGGATCGGTGCGAGTCACGACGTTCGCCGCCTGCCACCGCACCGCCGGGTGCCCACCATGACGGTAGCGGCCGGCGGCGATCAACCTGAGCAGCTCCTTCGTCGGCGCGGACATCGACGCGAACCCCTGCCCCATCTGCACCATCGTCAACCCGTCATCCACCAACTGCTGCACAAGCTGCGTCGCGCCCCACCGGTCATACGCGACGTCGACCACATCGAACCGCTCAGCGTCCACCCCGATCCGCCGGCGAATCACCTCATAGTCGATCACGTTCCCCTCGGTCACCTCAAGCCGCCCCTGGCGGGCCCACACGGACGCGCGGCCAGCGGTCCGCCGGTCAAATGCCTCGAGCGCCGACTCCGGGCAAAACAGCCGCCACACCCCGATGTGATCCTCGCCGTCCTGAAAGTCCCAGCACAGCGCCGCGAGATCGGTCGTGGTCGCGAGGTCCAGTCCACCACAGCACCGTCCGCCGAGAAGCTCACGTTCGTCGACCTCGCCGCCCGAGGCATCCCAAACACCAAGGTCGATTGCACGTCCGACCGCCCTGACCGGCTGGTTGAGCCGGAACTGCCGGAACGCGCGCTCCTCCGCCGGGTTCAGCCTCGCTCGGCGAAACTCGCCGCGGAGCACTTCGATGTCGAGGTAGTCCCCGAGCGCTGGCGACGCCTTGCGCCAGTTCGCCTCCTTCGTCCAATCCTCATCCTCGGCCAGCTGGTAAACGACAACGAGCCGCTGCGGGTTGCGCGACGGGTCCTGCAGAATCCGCAGCGACTCCTCCCGCTCGGTCGCGGCGAACCCGTCTGGGTCAGACTCCGCGGTCGTCGCCATCATCAGCAGCGACTGCGCACGAGTCCCGAACCCCGTCCTGAGCGCGTCGTACAGGTCGCGGCTGGGCTGGGTCAGCAGCTCGTCGATGTACGCGCCGGCGGGGTTCGCGCCGAGCGCCCCAGCGTCGTCCCCGGCGATCACCGCCATGAAGCTCGCGGTTGGCGGGTCCACGATCCTGCCGGTCGAACGGATCACATCCAATCGCGCGGACAGGGTCGGTGAGAGCTCGACCATCCGGGCCATCCGCCTGAACACGTGCGACGCCTGGTCCTTGTCGAGCGCGAGCCCGTAGATCTCCGCGCTCTCCTCACCCTCGCCGACCAGCAGGTACAGGCAGATCGCCGCGAGGATCTGCGACTTCCCGGACTTCCGTGGCAGCAGCAGGTACAGCTCCCGGTAGCGACGCACGTACCGCCGGCGCTTGGCGTCCCAGATGACCTCGCCGAACAGCGGCTCGAAGATCTCCCGTCGCTCCCACCGGTTCGGCACGAACGGCGTGCGGGCGTAGTCGCCCTGGGTGTGTACAAGCAGCTCGGCGTTGAACGCGAGCACGTGCGCGATCCGCGGGCGGCAGCGATGCGGGCCACGCTGCCGGCAGCTCCGGCCGTCGAACGTGAACCCGCACTCGGCTGCGTCAGCCGAGGAGCCGCGCCGGACTTGTCGTCCCGTCGCTGACCGGCGTGATGTCGTCGAAGCAGCCAAGGTCTCGCAACAGCCGCCGTTGCGCGTCAGCGATCTTCACCAGGACGCTCGGTTCCGGCCCGGTCTCCCGCGCCTGGTTAAGCGCAGCGAACGTCGCAACAAGCTCTCCCGACCCGGGTCGCCAGCGATGCCGGTCCCGCAACCACGCCTCGATCGCCGCCGGACCCGCCCCGCACTCAAACGGCTGCGGCTCCGAATCGTCGACGCGGCGATGCCCCGCCGCTCTGATCTGGCGGAGGTTCGACGGCGCTGCCCTCGGGCCTCGAGCACCCATCGCTCACAGAGTACCCCGAGGAAAACAACCTGCGGGCGTTCAGGCTCGCTTACCTCCCCGGTCATCGCCGAAATCGAGCGGGGTAGACCCCCACCCCCTCATCCGAGGGTCATTTGATCTGACCCGGGACGAATCGAGCGCCGCGCCCTCTGGGAGCCGAAGCGCGCGCCGAGATGACCCAGCTGCCCACCCGCCCGACTGTTGCAACGATGATGAGCTAGTCGAAGGTTATTGATGTCATCGCTGCCGCCGTTCGTTGATGCGTCGACGTGATCGATCGTCGGACCCATCGGCAACGTTCCTGAGAGTGTCACGTCGATGGACCGGCCACATCGGCAGCAGATGGTTCCATGGAGTTCCGCGAGGGCGTAGATGAGTCGCCGTCGATACCAAGAGGTTGCCTTGCTCATTCAGCGCTTCCCACTTTCAAACGAGCCAGGCACGCGGCATCGCATCGCGTCATCCCAATCAGGCTCACGCTCACGATTCAATTCGACCAAAGCCGCTCGGCGGTCGCGCCGCTCGCGTTCCTTGCGTTCTATCTCGTCTTGGCGTTTCAGCCACGCTGCCGTATCGAAGACGTTGGACGTCTTCAACTGCGGTAGGAAGTTGAGCGCGTCGGCCTCTTCGATGATCTTGAGCGCCCATCTAAGCGCGGCGCGCTCGGCAAGGTCGTAGCCGCGGCCACCGTACTGTTGTCGACGACCCATCGCGCTCGCATTCCGGTCTTCAAGGTGAATCAGCCGTCGATAGAGCACGTCACGGTTTTCGCGATCTGCTTTGGTCATGCTGCGGATCCTCGCGTGTTGCGGATGGTGTTGGCCTCGGTGGCGGTCTTCTGTTTGGAGCACTGGTCGCACAGTGCTTGTCCGTTGTCGATGGTGTCGGTGCCGCCGAGTGCGCGCGGCACGATGTGATCGGCAATCGTTGCCGGCTGGCCGCAGATGACGCAGCGGTGGTGATCGCGAGCGAGGATGAGACGACGTTGGGTGGGGGTGTATCCGCGGGTGGTGCGGTAGGTGGAGGTCGCGAACGGTTCGGGGGTGTGGTCGGGGCAGCGTTGGCCGGGGGCCAGGAGCCGGGGGCATCCGGGGGTGGGGCATACGCGGGGGGCTTGGCGGGGCATCAGGGGTTGCGGGGGGTGTGCGGGGCGGGCGGGGTAGTGTGGGGGTCTGCGGGGTAGCGGGATGCTCGCCCGGGCTCATAACCCGTGGTGTTCAGGTTCGATTCCTGGCCCCGCTCTCGTCGGGCGAGCGCACGCCTAACGGCGCGGGCGAGGTGCCGGCGTTGCCGGGAGCGG